CTGTTTCATTTATCCCCGAAAACAGCTCAAAAAGCCATGACTAGCCACGCAGAAGCCTCAGAAGGTACAGAGTGGGCTGAAAGTGGCTCAAATCGGCTTGTAACGGTTTTGGGTAGAGACACAGACCCGCTTAAAGGCCATTGGGAGCCCCGAATCCACACGCCACTGAACAATTTGCCATCAAAAGGCCATGAGCTCATTGATTTGGCAGACAAAATCGGCATCAACTTGATGGACTGGCAAAAATTCTTTATTATCAACAGCCATAAAGTCAAGGCTGATGGGCGTTGGGCATCCCCAATCAATATCGCCTGCGTGGCTCGTCAAAACGGAAAATCATTTTTGATGCAGCTGAGAATTCTTGGCGGCCTTTTCCTATGGGGAGAATCCTTGCAGATTGGCTCAGCTCACCGGCTTTCCACATCATTGGAGCAATTCAGATCACTGGTGGATTTGATTGAGGGCAATGAATTCCTAGCCTCACAGGTAAAGCGCATCCGGTGGACTCATGGCTCTGAGGAAATTGAGACAATCCACAACACGCGGTTTATCGTAAAAGCCGGCGGCTCAGCTGCTCGCGGCGTTTCAAAACCTGAGACAATCCATCTTGATGAATTACGCGAGATGACAGACCTGGAATCGTTTGCCTCTTTGCGTTACACCTTGATGGCTGCAAATAATCCAATGATTTTGGCCTACACAAATGCCGGTGATGCCAGCAGCATTGTGCTCAACCAATTCAGAGCGCGCGCAATCGCTTCAATTGGCGGCGGTGAGGATGACATTGGTTATTTTGAATGGTCAGCGCCCACAGATGATGTCAGCTTAGAAAATGCGGCTTATGCCAACCCAGCTTTGGGCACAACAATCCATCCTGACAATATCAGGGCAGTTTTCAATGATCCACCTGATGTGGTGCAAACCGAGGTGCTTTGCCGCTGGGTTCAGGCCATCAGCTCATGTGTGGATTCTGCAAAATGGTCAGCTTGTGCAGATGATGCCTTTGATTTGGTTGAGGATAAATCCACCTGGCTGGGGATTGACCTCTCGCCGGATCGTAAGTTTGCAGCTCTTGTTGGAGCTCAGCAGATTGATGATGATGGCACATTTGGCGTGAAGCTATTGCACACCTGGGATAATCCGCTACAGCTTGATGATAAAGCCATTGCAAATGATTTGGCCTTTTATGCTCGCAAATACTCAACCGACTATGTGCTGTATTCCAGGCGCACAGCCGGCGCAGTTGCCGCGCGGCTTACGCCTGCCGGCATACCCACCTATGACATGGATGCGGTTTACCCACAAGCCTGTGATGAAATGCTGGGAGCTATCAATTCAGGCCGGCTTCATTACAAGCCAAACCCTGAGCTCTCAACACAAATGCTCTCAGCTGTGCAATTGCGTAGAGGTGATGGCGGCTGGGTCATTGGGCGCAGAGCTTCAAACGCAATCGTGTGCGCCAGCGTTGCAACAGCTCTCGTGACACACTTTGCGACACGCCCAGCAACAGACCTTGACATTATGGTCATGTAAGGCTACCGGCTCGCGTAAAATGTGAGCATGGGTTTCTTTGATAGCTTTGTGCCTCGCCAGGTTGAAGCTGCGCAGGCAATTGAGCATGTGGATGCTGCATCTTTGCAGCCATATTACGCAGGCCAAGCACCGCTGTTTTATCTTTCAGATACAACTGCCACACGCGCTGAGGCAATGAGTGTGCCAACAATCAACCGCGCTTGCTCAATTATTCAGACAATCGGGTCACTGCCAATGCATGTGCGCAATGAAGGCTCAGGCGAGCGCGTACAGCCGCAGCCTCGTGTAATCAATCAACCTGATCCACGAATTGCCGGCTCAGTATTTTGGAGCTGGATTGTTTCAGATTTATTTTTCCATCCGACAGCTTATGCATTTGCAACTGAGCGTTATTCAGACACAGGCAGAATCCGCGCAATGGAGCGAATTGCACCTGAGCGCGTAACAATTCAAACAAACGCACAGAGCACTGAAATTACAAATTACATGATTGATGGCAAATATGTAGATGCAAACAATCTTGTGGTATTTGCTGGATGCTCTGAGGGCTTACTCTCTCGCGCAGGTCGCACAATTAAGGCTGCAGCAGCTCTTGAATCTGCAGCACTTGATTTTGCACTAAATCCTGTACCTCAAATGGTGCTCTCATCAAACGGCACATCACTGCCGGCGGATCGCGTTGCTAAGTTAAAGCAAGCGCTGTTGGCTCGCACAAAAAAGGCTTTCCTATTCTTAAATGCTGATGTAAAGCTAGACACATTGGGATATGACCCTAAATCATTGCAAATGAATGAGGCGCGCAATTATGTAGCGCTGGAATTGGCGAGAGCCACAGGAATCCCTGCGTACTTTGTAGATGCACAACAGAGCACATTTACTTACTCAAACGCATTAGACAAGCGCAGGGATCTAATTGATTTTGCTTTCAGAAATTATCTTTCAGTGATTGAACAACGCATGAGCTTTGCTGACTTTGTGCCAGCTGGACAAACTGTGCGCTTTGATCTTGATGATTTCTTGCGCGGTTCACTAGCTGAGCGCATTGCCGCTTACAAAACACTTTTTGATATTGGCGCATTGTCAATTGATGAAATCCGAGAGGAAGAGGATCTAATCTCATGAAAAAACTCACCACATCCATGAAGGTCACAGCTGCTGATTCAGTAGAGCGCACAATCACCGGCGCAATTGTGACATTTGAGGAAACTGGAAACACATCAATTGGCAAGACCCAGTTTGCAAAGGGTTCAATTGAAGCTGCACCTGTTTTGCTCAACCTGGAGCATGACAGATCACGCAGAATTGGAAAGACACTCATGATGGAAAAGACTGACAGCCAAATTTTGGCAACCTTCAAAATTGCTGAAACAACTGCAGGAAATGATGCGCTTGTTGAAGCTGCCGAAGGTTTGCGTGATGGTTTTTCAGTTGAAGTTTCAATTGATGAGTATGAAACCTTAAAAGACGGCACTGTCAGAATCTTGGCAGGCGAGCTCACAGCTGTGGCATTGACATCAGAGCCTGCAATCCGCAGCGCGCGTGTGTCATCAGTAGCAGCAACAGAGGGAGATGAAAATTCTGAATCCACCGAGGATGCAGATGCAACACCAACAACAGAAGGAGACGAAGTGGACAACACCGTCACAAACGCGGAAACCGTAGAGACGGTTGAAGCCGCACAGTCAGTAACAGCAGCAGCAACAGCTGTTGGTGGATTCACAGCAAAGCCACGCATTGAGGTCACAGCTGCGAAGTACATGGAAAACACAATCAAGGCATCACTAGGTGATGAGGAAGCAAAGCGCTATGTAATGGCCGCAGATAATACTTCGGACAACGCAGCATTTAATCCCACACCACAAATGACAACAATTATCAACGGACTAGCCACAATGGTGAGACCGTCAATTGATGCCATCAGCCGAGGAACTCTTCCAAGTTCAGGCCTCACCTTTGAAATCCCAAAGGTCACAACGCTTCCATCAGCTGCAGCAGCAGATGAGGATGCAGCATTTTCTGAGACAGACCAGCAGAGTTCATTCCTCTCAGTGACTGTTAAGAAATTTGCCTCACAGCAAAAATTTAGCGTTGAGCTTCTCACACGCAGCAACCCTGCGTTTTATGATGAGCTTTACCGCAACATGGTTGCGCAAATGGCAGCAGCACAAGATGCTTATGTCAATGCAGCAATCATCACAGGCGCAACAGCAGATGGCACAACAATCACAACATATCCAACAGCTGCAGAGCTTCTTGGTTTTGTGTCACGCGGTGCAGCATCTGTTTACAACGCGACAAAGGGGCTTCCAAACCCATTTGCAACAAACCTCATTGCTAACACAGCACAGTGGTCAAACATCATGGGTCTCAACGACTCAGGCCGACCAATCTACACAGCTTCACAGCCAATGAACGCAGGCGGCGTGGCATCACCTCGCTCACTTCGCGGCAATGTAGCTGGGCTTGATCTCTTTGTTACACCAAACACAGCAGCAGGTACAGACACAGATGGCTCACTCATCATTGTCAATCCTGATGCATACACATGGTATGAAGATCCTGCACAGTATTCACTACGCGCAGAATCAACAGCAGACGGCTCAATCACAGTTGGCTTGTACTCATTTGGTGCATGCGCAACAAAGATTGGCGCAGGAGCTTTCAAGGTAAACAAGGCTTAATCGCCACCCATTAATCATGGGGCTGGTTCTCCCGATCTAGCCCCAGCAGTCGAAAGGATGTCTCATGCCCAGCATAGTTACCGCTGCACAGCTTCGCGCTGTGCTGGGCGTGAGCACATCTTTGTACAATGACGCATACCTCAATGAAATTGTGAACACTAGCGAGGCCGTAATTTTGCCAATGCTCGTTGCTAACACAACAGCAGTGGATTCATACAAGCTCACAAGCAATGTGGCTTACTTCTACACATTGCGCCCACATCACTTTGTGGCAGGTCAATCCGTCATTGTTACCGGCCTGCCATCACCTTTCAGCGCAACCCACACAGTCACAACAGCCGGAGATTTCCAATTTACAGCTGCGCTTACAAATGCGGATGTGACTTTGCGTGAATCAATCCCATCAGGCACAGCGACACTTTCAGGCTACTCAGCAGCTGAAATCTATGCCGGAAATGATGCAATAGAGTCAGCAATCTTGGCTGTCTCTGTTGAAGTTTTCCAATCTCGCATTGCAGCCGGCGGACAGATTGAAGGCGTGGATTTTGCATCTACGCCATACCGCATGGGGCGCAGCTTGACCAATCGTGTCAGCACCTTGCTCTATCCTTATTTAGATGCTGAGGGATTTGCCCAGTGACAGCCTCAACCATTGCAGGCACTAGAGCCACATTGGCAGCAGCTTTCAATTCTTTGGCTGCAACCTCTTATGCATCTGTGCCTGAGTCACCAATTCCACCGGCAATTGCAATTGTGCCAGGATCTCCATATTTAGAGCCAACACTTATCGGCTCGCTCACCAAAGTAAAAATCAACTTCACAATCACAGCCATTGTGGCTTACAACAGCAACCCAGGGGCTTTGGACAACCTGGAGCAGCTCATCATGGGAATTCTTGCGGCAATTCCGCAGGGGTACGAAGTAGGAAACACATCAAGGCCGACACCGCTGGAAGTTGGAGCATCAACAATGCTCACAGCAGACATCAATGTCAGCACCTATTACACACAGACAAACTAAGGAGCAAAAGTGGCAACAACGATCATCACAGGCCGCGATCTCGTCTTGACGATCGCATCCACAAGCTATGATGCACAGGCATCATCAGCTGTCCTTTCCAACTCACCAACCATTGAGACTTATCAAACTCTTGATGGCAAGGCATACAAGCACATTGACGATCAATGGACATTTGATGTGTCAATGCTTGCAGACTGGGGCGCTAGCGGATCGCTTTGCGAAGCTCTTTGGACTGCATGCGAATCAGCACCAAACACAACATTGGCAGTCTCACTCACAGCTGTAACAGGCGCAGTCTTTGCATTTAATGTGCTCCCTGTGTTTCCAGCTGTAGGTGGCACTGCACCTGATGCGCAGACTGTGGATTTATCCTTCACAGTTGTTGGCACACCATCTGAGACCTTCTCAGCGTAATCAAACCTAATCGGGAGATAAAATGAAACTACCAATCACAATCGAATATAACTCAGGCGATTCAGCAACTTATGTGGCTGCACCACCTGAGTGGGTAAAGTGGGAGAAGTCCACCGGACACATCATCTCTCAGGCTCAGGACAAGATTGGCATTGCTGATCTGCTCTTTCTTGCATATCACGCCATGAAGCGTGAAGCTGCTGGAAAGCCTGTCAAGCCTTTTGATGTGTGGACTGAAACCGTTGCCGGCGTTGAAGTCGGTGATGCAAACCCAAAAGCTACCCAGCCGGAAGCCTAAGCCGCACACTGTGGGAGCTCTCGCTAAAAACGGGGCTCTCACAGGATGCGTTTGAAACAGCTGAGGACATCCTCACAGTCTTGGAGATATTGGAGAAGCAAAATGGCAACTGAAGCAATCAGCTATGACAAAGCTGAATTGCGAGCCATCACCAAATCATTCAAGGCTATGGATGAGGAAGCCACAGAGCAAGCCAAATCTGTTTCAAGCTCACTGGCTGATTTTGTATCTGACAAAGTAAAGGCTACTGCGCGCACAACGCGAGCAATCCCAAAGGTTGCATCTCGCATTGCTGATGGCTCAAAGGTTTCCAAATCCTCAAAGATTGGTGAGATCTCTTACGGCTTTGCAATGCAAAAGTTTTCCGGCGGAGCAACAACGCGTGACCTATGGGGCGGCGCAGAGTTTGGATCTAATAAGTTCAAGCAATTTCCTGTTTGGTCAGGGCGTGAAGGTCGCGGCTCTCGCGGTTGGTGGATTTATCCAACACTGCGCGCTGTACAGCCTGAAATTCTGAAAAAGTGGGAGAATGGATTCTCCGAGATAGTTAAGAGGTTTGATTGATGGCAGGCTCACGCACACTCAAACTCTCCATCCTTGGTGATGTAGATAATCTCAACAAAAGCCTAAAAACAGCCACAGCTGATGTGGAAACCTTTGGCGATAAGATGGGCAAGGTTGGCAAAGTCATTGGCGCAGCATTTGCAGCAGCCACAGCCGCCGCCGCAGCTTATGCAGTCAAGATTGGCATTGATGGGGTCAAGGCAGCCATTGAGGATGAAAAGGCACAGACACAGTTGGCCTTGGCTCTCAAAAACGCTACAGGGGCAACTGATGGGCAAATCAAGGCCACTGAGGCAGCCATCCTGCAGATGTCTTTGGCAACAGGTGTTGCTGATGATCAGTTGCGGCCAGCGCTTCAAAGGTTGTCCATCTCCACAGGCTCAGTCAGTAAAGCTCAGGATTTATTATCAACAGCGCTTGATGTATCGGCAGCCACAGGCAAGCCGGTTGAAACAGTTGCCATTGCGCTATCAAAAGCCTATGACGGGAACAGCGCCTCTCTTGCAAGGTTAGGCATTGGCCTTTCAACCGCAGAGCTCAAAACAATGTCATTTGAGCAGGTTCAAGGAAAGCTCTCAGATCTCTTTGGCGGAGCTGCAGCGGCAAATGCTGAAACCTACTCAGGCCGCATTGCTCGCATGAAAGTTGCTTTTGATGAAGCCAAGGAAACAATTGGCTTTGCTCTTTTGCCTGTTCTTGAAAAGCTGATGAAGTACATCAACCAGGTTGCACAGCCAATCCTTGAAGCTCTCAACGGTGGATTTGATAGCAAATCAGGTTTGGGCTTTTACATCTCCAATGTGGCAAAGACAATCCAGTCAATCTTTATCCCGGTGTGGAATGGGCTTGTGTCTGCCTTTAATAGCATCAAATTGGCTATTGGTGACAACCTTGATGCTTTCAGCACTTTTGGCAGCTACATTGCAACCTACCTTGCACCCGTCATTGGCACTGTGCTTGGCGGCGCTCTCCAGGTTGTGGGCAAAGTTGCTGCAGGTGTGATTGATGTAATTGCCTCAGTGATCAAGGTAATCAACGGCCTTATAGGTGGAGCGATTGACGGCATCAACGCGCTCATCAGGGCTTACAACGCTGTGCCTCTTTTGCCAAATATCTCAACAATCTCAAAGCCAACATTGGCTGCGCCTAGTGTTTCAAGCGGTTCAGTTTCAGTGCCATCAATTCCATCTGTGCCAAGCGTGTCTGTGCCAAGCGTGTCTGTGCCATCTAGCTCATCCGGCAGTGGCGTTTCATCAGCTGCTAAATCCAGCGCAGCAGCTTCACAGTCTCTTGCCAACCTAAAGCCAACAGTGACAATTGGTGGAGCCCCTGCAGGCTACACATACCAACCAGCTCCACAGGTGACTGTAAACATGGGTGTGGTCGGAGATCCTGAATCAGCTGCACGATCCATTGTTGATGTGCTAAATCGCTCATCTAGTCGTGGAGCTCTCGGAGCTGAATTGCTCACGCTATGAGCCAATTTACACCTGAGTGGCAACTGACCATCAATGGCGGTGGCGATTACACAAACCTGACCTTAGCCAATCTGACAATTACATCAGGCCGTACTGACATCTATTCACAGGCCGTTGCAGGATATGCAAGCATTGAAATCCTCAATCTTGATTTGTCATCCATTGTCATTGATGTAAATGACCAGGTTTCAATAAAGGTCAAAGACTCAACAGGCGCATTTGTAAATGTCTTTGGTGGGTATGTAACAGATCGTGAAGTTGCAGTGACCACATCAGGCACAGGCGGCATCAATGAGGTTTTGCGTGTCACAGCTCTTGGCGCTCTTTCAAAGCTGCCAAAGACTCTGACAGACGGCGTTTTGAGCAAGGATGAGGATGGGGATCAGATTTACACAATCCTCAGCGCAGCTCTCTTTAACACCTGGAATGAAGTGCCAGCGGCTACAACCTGGGCAACTTATAACGCAACCACAACCTGGGCAAATGCGGAAAACTCAGGCCTTGGCTCAATTGACCGCCCAGGCAATTATGAGCTTACAGCTCGCTCATCATCACTCACTGACATGTACAGCCTGGTGAGCTCTCTTGCTACATCAGGGCTGGGTTATCTTTATGAGGATGCTCAGGGGCGCATTGGCTATGCAGACAGCACACACCGCAGCTCATATTTAGCCTCAAATGGCTATGTGGAGCTTTCAGGCAATCACGCTCTAACATCAGGCATCCGCACAATCCGCAGGCTTGGCGATCTACGCAATAAGGTCACGATTCAGTACAAGGCCAATGCGACAGCTACAGCTGAGGATGCCACATCAATTGAGCTCTATGGACAGCAAGCTCAGGTGATTTCAACATCTATAGAAAACGGCACAGATGCGGCATCACAGGCAAACTTCTATTTAGCCATCAGAGCCTATCCTCAGGACATATTCCAAAGCATCACATTTCCTTTGGGTAATCCTGAGATTGATGATGCAGATCGTGATGCCTTGCTCAATGTGTTCATGGGGCTTCCTGTGGACATTCAGGATTTGCCATCAAATATGGTCAATGGTCGCTTTCAGGGCTTTGTTGAGGGCTGGACTTTCAGAGCCAGCTACAACAATTTGAATCTCACCTTAAATGTGTCTCCAACAGCTTTCAGCCTGCAATCCATGAAGTGGGATGATGTAGGAGCTTTGGAGACATGGAACACAATCAGCGCTAGTTTGGATTGGAACAGTGCCACAATAGTGGCCTGAGAATAGGAGCAAAATGAGCACTACAACCACAAACTTTGGGTGGACAGTACCCAGTGACACCGATTTGGTCAAAGATGGCGCAGCTGCCATCCGCACAGCTCTTGGTGGCGTAGATACATCCTTTGTTGATTTAAAAGGTGGCACAACAGGTCAGGTGCTATCTAAAGCCTCAGGCACAGATTTAGACTTTTCATGGGTTGCACAAGATGATTCAAATGCAATTCAAAATGCAATTGTTGATGCCAAAGGTGATCTCATTGCTGCAACAGCTGCAGATACACCTGCGCGTTTAGCGATAGGCACTAATGGGCAAATTTTGACTGCAGACTCAGCTGAATCAACAGGAATGAAATGGGCAACCCCTGCATCTAGTGGTGGAATGACATTGATTTCAACAACTTCAATGACAAGCTCATCAACTGTAACTGTGAGTATTCCTTCCGGATATACAAATTTAATGGTTGAGGTTATTGATTGGTACATAAACGGAAATGATGCAATTTATTTTAGATTAAATGGAGCCACTGGGGCGCAATATAGAAATGTTGGAGTTACATATCAAGGCTCAGTAGCTCCTTATTTCTATGCAGAAACTTATACAGATGGAAAAGTTTCATTAATGAATTCTGCATGTACCCAGGCACAAAATAACCAAACTTCACTTATTAATTTATACAACATAAGCGACACAAACACAGTTAAAATTTACAACTATGGATCAAGATTTAACAACACAAATGGTCAATCTTTTGCATATGGAAACGGTGCTTATACTTTAGCCGAGGCGCTAACCTCTATCTCAATTATTGCTGGAGCTGGATCATATCAAGCAGGAACAATAAAAGTTTGGGGTATTAAATAATGTCAGCAACTACAAAACCAATGGTAAGAATTCATAACGCTGAAACTGATGAGATTTTAGATCGCGAGATGACAGATGAAGAGTTTGCCCAGCATGAATTAGATCAAGAATCAATAGCAGCGTTGAAAGCTCAAAACGAAGCCTTGGAATTAACCCGAGAATCAAAAAAAGCAAAACTGCTTGCTCTTGGCTTAACTGAGCAAGAAATAAACTCATGAGCTACCCAATTGGATCAGCAGCCCACGCAATTGAAATTGCCAAGGGTGAGATTGGTTATGTAGAGACACCTGACAACATCACCAAATATGGCGAGGCCATGAAGGCTAATGGGCTGCCTTGGTGTGGTTCATTTTGCAATTGGGTGCTCAAAGCAGCTGAGGTTAAATGTCATTCAGTTGTGAGCACACTCAAGGGCGCAACAGTCTTTCAGGATTCAGGCCGCTGGTCTGAAACACCAAAACTGGGTGATTTGGCTTTTATGGATTTTCCAGGTGATGGGGTTGATCGCATCAGCCATGTGGGCATTGTTGTAGGCATCAAGGCCAACACAGTCATCACTATTGAGGGCAACACATCCGGCAGCGGCTCTCAACGCAATGGTGGGATGGTCATGGTTAAGGAGCGCACAATCGGCAAAGAAATTGTTGGCTTTGGCTCTCCAAAATATGTGCCATATAAGGGCGAATTTCCAACAGTTGAAATCAGAGCAGCTGTGGAAACCAAAAAGAAAGGCAAGAAATGATTGAGCAAATCAAACCAATAGCAGCCTCATGGGCTCGCTCATTTATGGCAGCATCAATTGCTGTCTATCTCGCAGGCAATACAGATCCAAAGGCTATTTTGGGCGCAGGCGCAGCGGCAGTGTTACCTGTCATTTTGCGTTGGCTCAATCCTAAGGATGTAGCATTTGGGGTTATGGGGAAGTGACACCAAATTGGGTACGGGTGGCAGCAGTCTTGATGGGTCTTGGTCTGCTGACATCCTGCTCATATCAAGGATGGACACGCTACCCATGCCAAGAGTATGAAAACTGGAAAAAGCCTGAGTGCAATCCGCCGCAGTGTGAGGCTCAGGGAATCTGTACTAAAGACATATTTGGAGACACCCTCAATGCGCAAGCCACGCCATGAAACACGCCTGAGCAATGAACAGCTAAAAGCCAGGCTCATTGTTTTCATAGGCATAGCGCTGAGCTTTACTTTTGTGTTTTCAGTAGCAGGCATGCTTTATGCGCTTATCTTTGTGACTCAGCCGCTAGGTGATCAAGCGCCAAATGACAGAGCTTTTATTGAGCTTCTTTCTACGCTCACAATCTTTCTGACAGGCGCGCTGGGCTCAGTCCTAGCCTCAAATGGCCTAAAAGACAAGCCAAAAAATGGGGATGACACGCCGAAATAGGTTTGCCTTTTTTGTCATTTAGCCCCACCCTTAATCCATCAGCCCACAAGGGTTGTGTGAATCGGGAGAATTCAAATGACAGTTTTGCAGATTATCTTATTGATTACCCACATCTTTATGCTCACCTGTGGATATTACGCAGGCAGAGAGGATGGCTTCAAAGAGGGCAAGGCTATTGGCTACCGCCGAGGCCAGGCACTATCTAAGGCCTCAAATGCCAATCGTTAAAGCTGCCTCAGGGGTTTATTGCGACACATGCAAAGACCGCTTTGGGTACATACGCAATGAGGCTGGGCAGACAATGCCTCATCCAAAAGGCCAAAGGCAGGCCTATTCAACCATCATCAGTGAGACTCATTACGGCAAGGAGCCTGTAATCAGATCACTGTGCTATTCATGCATTGATGACACATCACGCTGGGTGGATGGCACATTGTGGACACTAGCTGAACAAATACAGTACGCAAAAGACAACAGAAAAGGCCAACAACTAAGAATCGGGAGCATGACAAATGGCATTTGATCTAAAGAATTATGAGGATGTGCAATCTAGGGTGAAGCGCTGGCAAGATGCTTATCCACTGGGCAGAATCACCACAAGCATCATTGAATTCAACGCTGAGAAGGGCTTTGTGCTTGTCAAGGCTGAGTGTTTCAGGGATGACATTACAGAGCTGCCTGCCGGCGTTGATTACGCTTACGGCAATGTGGCGTTTTATCCAACCCACATGAAGCGTTTTTTCATAGAGGATACGACCACAAGCGCCATTGGGCGCTGTATTAGTCTAGTTTTACCAACAGAGCTTAAAAGCACAGCACAAGATATGAGCCGCGTTGAACAGCCAAAGCCACAAGCTGAGAGCACACCGGATTATTGGGCAACAGGCTTCACAGCTCAAGATGCTCAAATGGAAACAGCAGGCACAGCAATCCAACAGATCACTGAGCAATTAGGTGGCGAGCTTGTCAGTGAGTCACCAATTTGCGCACATGGTCACATGCTACGCAGAGAATCAAAGCCTGATGCACCAAAAGAATGGGCTGGATATTTCTGCTCTGAAAAGACAAAGGCCAAGCAATGCACACCACAGTGGATGATTCGCTCAGCCACAACAGGTGAATGGAGACTCTCATAATGGGAAGCATTGACATCATCAAGCCAGGTGGCATGGTAAGAATGACAAGAGGTGAGTTTGTCTTTGAATCAAAAACATTTGTGTGTGATAACTGCGAGACAATTCAACCGGAATGGGGCTCAGAGATCCTTTCATCTGATGGCCTTGCTTTGTATCAGTTTTGTGAGTCTTGCAAGCATTTAACATCAGAGCGCAAAAGAGCAAGGATTGAAGCTCTCAAGGGCAAAGCATGAAGGTTCAGCTGAGCAATGATGAGCAGGTGCAAATAACGCTGAAAGGCTATGAAAGAGCTCTCAGATACAGGCCACAGTGGGAAGGGCGCACACAAAAGCGCAATTACCAACATGACAGAGAAGCTCTCAATTTTCCTGAGTTTGTGGTTCAGCAATCCCAGGCGCTCGCTGCTGAGGTGGCGGTTTCAAAGTATTTCCGCACACCAATTGACCTGGACAACCTGAATTACAAGAAAAGCGCTGATGTAGGCCACAACATTGAGGTGAAGTGGACAAAGTGGAAAGATGGCTCACTGATTCTCACAGAGCTTGACCGCAAAGAGGATATTGCCATCCTGGTCACAGGCTCAATGCCCACATTTTGGGTGTGTGGCTGGATTCCAATTGTGATGGCTAAGCGCAACAAACAACAGCGCTCAGACGGTTCATGGTGGATAAATCAAACGGATCTGCACCCTATGGCAGACTTTTCAAGGAGCATCTATGGCACAGCTTATTAAGTATCAATGCAGGGTTGAAGGCAAGCTCACAAATCAGACCATTGTGGAAAATGAATGGAAGCTGCCTGAGTATGTGGTTTGCCTGGAATGTCAATCATGTGGGGTCATGGGAATTGCCTTGCTAGATAAGGAGACTGCCTACAATGCCGATTTATAGTTTCAAATGCCAAATGTGCAATGCCTCAGTAGAGGTCAATGTAAAGATTACTGATGATCCGGTTGCTGGGCTTTGCTGCGGCATAGTCATCCAACGCGATTACACAGCACCAGCAATCCATTTCAAAGGCACAGGATGGGGTGGAGACAAATGAAAGAGTGCTCATTTTGTGAGTCAGGCACAGTGGACTTTGTTGAGAAGTTCTATGAAAAAACAGGCCATGTCATCTACTGCCGAAAATGCTGGACTGATCAGGGGAACGATTATGACACGCAGAATTAAGGCTCTGACCAGCACTTTTACAAATGTGTTTGACATGTATTTGACAGGGGCATTACGCTCCACACGCTCGCAGCGAGCGCCGAAGGCTGGTAGCTCGCGCGCGCGATTGGTGCTCTTGGGGGTGCTATGTATTCAGGCGGTTGGCCTTCATAGCGCGGAAGCTAAAACGACATCAACAGCTGACATGTACAAGCTCTATGCACATTCAAGAGTAATTAACTATGAGCAATTTCAATGCCTTTATAAGATAATTACAAAAGAATCACATTGGAATGTAAAGGCAAAGAATGGATCTCATTACGGATTAGGGCAGATGCGCTCCACACATTATCGTGATCTTGATGGATTCAGGCAGATAGATGCATCCATCAGGTATATAAAGAATCGTTATGGTTCAATGTGTAATGCATGGAGACACCACATCAAAAGGAACTACTACTGATGAGCACACTCAAAAGCACAGGCAGCACAACTGCATGGCGCAAGATTCGCAGTGCTGTGTTGTTCAGAGATAACTACACATGCCAGTGGTGTGGACAAGATGCCAACACTGTGGATCACATCATTGAGCGAAGCCAAGGCGGTTCAGATTCAATGGATAACCTCATTGCAGCTTGTAATCGTTGCAATTATGGTCGTGTAGGGCGTAAAGCCCAAAAGGGTGGGTTTTTTAGTACCGCTGGAACAC